GTCTGTTATCAAGATTCTTTACAGTTAATGTCTGGAAGAACTGAGCGTCTGCTTGTGCTATAGGAAGACTTGCTTCCATTAGAGCTTGTGCCATTGCGGCAGTAGCAGCAGTACCAGTCATACCTTTGAATGCAGCAATCTTGCTTACATTTCTGGCAACACCAGCAGCCCATGATGGAATCTTAGGATTTCCTTGAGAGTCAAAGAACTCTGCACCAAGAATATCCAATTGTCCTTTTAGAGTAGCTTTAGCATCAGTGTAGTTACCTTCACCTAATGTTTCAGCTAGTAGTTTACCAGCAGCAGTAGACGTATCTATGATGTTAGAAATGTTCTGTATCGCAGCTTGCTTTAAAGCTTCACCAGTACCAGTCTGTCCAGCAGCTATTGCATTAGTGTCATTTATTACATCATTTGCACCAATCTGACTGTTATTAGATACCGTACCTTGAGCACCAGTCATCTGCCCATTCTGCGTTACATTAGCTTGCGTAGTTTCTGTAGTTACAGGAGCAGCTTGAGTATTGCTAGTTGGTTGTGCAGCGGTATTGGCTACTCCCTGATTAGCAACAGGATTTGGAGCAGTAGATTGCTGATACGGAGCAGCATTATTGTTTATAGTACCAGCATTAGTATCAGCAGTATTTACAGTAGGAACTCTATCAGATAGATTCATGCTTTCATTCACAGTAGCAGTGGCAGGATTATCTTTGGCTAAAAGCAAAGACGGATCGACTACCGCTTGACCAGCGATATCGGCTACGTTAATCTGGTTTGTTCCCTGAGCAACACCCGGTACTACCTGTACCNNTGTGGAGTAGTTGTTGTTGGCATTTCTTTTTCCTCTTATCTCCATGCTACCGAGACACCGGTTATGTTTGTAGCAGAAGTAGAAACAGCTTGTATAGCACGTGGACTTTCAGTAGTTACAGCCGTATGTAGTGCAGCAGAGAAATTATGACCGTCTACTACTCTATCGTCTGCTTCTGTAGTGCCTGTCCATGCCATTGCGGTTCCATCACCCCCTACTACATTCGATACTATTACATCTCCTGCTGTAACATTTATGTTAGGATCAGATGTAGTTGAACCTGTTGTGTCAGTACCAGTATTAGCTGGAGTGTTAGATGTTTGTCCAGTCATTCTAAATGCGTTGACAACACATTGCACCATAACAGCACTAAATGTGATAACAATATCACCAGTTGTTCCTGATGGCACAGCAGCATACCATATAGAATTGACTATAGCCCAAGAGATGTTAGCAGTAGCAGCGGCTGTAGCGCTTACTCCACCAATTGTTACAGAACTAATACTTCTTGAAGACCCACTTGTACCACCAATACCTACAATTATTACTCTATCAGTTGCTGCATCACCTAAGTTAACAGAACTAAAAGTATAAGTAGTTCTGTTAACAGTATCATTACTATTCTGTAAATACGTTATAGCTATTGGGGCTTTTGACATAAATGGGTTAATTAAAAACGACATTATGATTTATACCCTATCAAGTAAATCTTAGCACCTTTGGCACCTGTACCAGCAGTATCAATATCGACAGTAATTTCAGCATCATCAGCTAATGATGTATCAGATATAACCGCAGCAGTAGCAGCAGTTGTAGAAGTCTTTTCGTTAGCGTCAATAGTTAGAGTAGTTGACAGAATAGACACACCAGCTTCATTAATATCAAATGCAGGATTACCAGAAGATGATGCAGTACTTAATGACGCTCTAACCGCAGTTAATGTAAACGCATACGGCATTCTGAATGTTACTTTTGCAGTGCCAGTTGTTATAGCAGTAGTTTCGTCAGATATAGCAATGATAAAACTTTCTATAGGCTTTATATTCTTATGTTTTACTCTCTTATATGCAGAAGCACTTGCATCGTAGCTTACAACATAGTCATTATCAGCTAATGGAGATGTATCTTCTGTGATACTACCCGGATCAGCCAGTGTTGCTAAATCAGCATCGTATGCCTGTACGTTAGTACCTATTGCCAAACCTAGAGTAGTTCTTTGAGCACTAGCATCAGCATCATCAAGAATAGCTCTACCAGCAGATGTTAGAGTAAATTCAGCAGCCGTATCTACACCAGTAAAGTATATACCTTTATCGGCACCAGTACCAAGAGCAGCTAATGCGGTTAAAGTAGCATCCAATGTGCCGCTATAACTTAACGTACCACCGCTAAAGCTCAATCCAGAACCAATTGTAACAGCAGTCCATGTGTTAGATGCTGAACGATAATAGATAGTGTTTGTACCAGATAGAGCAGCGAGAGCAGCCAAGTCAGCATCATATGCTTGTACATCTGTATCAATAGTTAATCCTAATGTAGTTCTAGCAGCAGAAGCACTTGCGTCATCCAATAGAGTTTTTGCAAAGCTTGTCAGATCATATGTAGCAGCAGTACCAGCACCAGTGAATTGAATGCCTTTATCAGCAGCAGAAGTTAATCCAGCAATCGCAGCCAGATCAGCATCATATGCCTGTACGTTAGTCCCAATTACTAGACCAAGAGTTGTTCTGGCAGCACTGGCGTCAGCATCATCTACCAATGTTCTACCAAATGCAGAAAAATCAGTAGTTGTAAACGTGTCAGAACCAGTAGCGTATATCAGTTTATTAGCAGCAGTTGTTACACCAGCCAATGCGGTTAGAGTAGCATCTAATGGTTGCCATCCTGATGAATTACCAGCATATACCCATACAGCAGCAGCTACAGTAGCATCCACACAGAAGTATATTCTATCATTTGTAGTATCTACCCATACAGAGCCGGGACCATATCCATCATCACTATCATCATTAGCAGTAGGAG